ACCTACAGTAGTCATATAAGTCTGTGGGTTATCAATTAATGTATCATATAATAAGCTACCACTATCATTTATAACTGAAGGATTTGTTGTATAGTTAAATTCGTTATTTTTAACTCTAGTAAAGAAATAACGTGATGACACGGTTTCTTGAGATTGTAATGTAAATGATTTAGCACCAGATCCACTAATAGCAGTATACATACTTGCTAAATTTGGATTACCTGATGTTCCATTACCTGTATTTATACTTAAACCTATACCTCCACTACCTGAACTTAACGATAATGCTAATGGATTTAATAATATAACTCCCAAATCAGGAAATAATAAACCATAACTACCAGAAATACCAGCTAATGATGTTGCAGCTGTACCTGTACTACCTGAAATTAAAGTATAATAACGATTAGATCCAATAAAATTAGTAACAGATCCATTTGTTATACTATCATCAGTTAAAGTTAATGTAGTTAAACCTCCACTAGAACCCGATAATTTTAGAGCTAATGAGCCTGGCTTAATTGATTCTTTAAAGCGAGAGCGAGCAATATTTAAAGCAAAGAAATCTTTAGATGTTATACCCCCAAAATTAAATGATGAATTTTCATCATTATAAATTAAACTTCTATATTGGCCATAAGTAATACGAGTCGGAGTAATATCAGCTACTGCTGAATTTATATCTGATGATCCACTTCCATTTAAATGGCCATATTGAATAGCAAATTGAAGAGATGAGGTAGTTGATGTATCATATACATTTAAGTGATATGAACTAGTAACTAAACTAGATGTAAAGAATGCAGTTAAACTAGCAGTATCTGCTGTCCACATTCCTCTTACTACTGTTTCTGAACTTATTACTGAATCATCAGTATTATATCTAACAAATGACATATTATAGGTTATTTACTTTAATTATGTTTACTGGGATTGTAATTCTAGCACCAGAATCTCTACCAACTACTGTTATTGTAGTTGATAATTGAGTTGTTGAAGTACCAAATAAGGTATTAATTGTAGTACCTGATAGTGTAAATGAAGTTCCAAGAACAGATTTACTTAATTTAGTACCAGTAGTTGTATTAGCATCGGTTGTAGGGGTAGTAGTTGTAACACCGACTCCACTGAAATCAGATAATAATCTAATGTCTGATATTGTTGCTGTATAACCGTTAGCTTCAAATGTTGAAGTAGCTCCTAAATAATTTAATGTTTGAGGAGTAATAGTTAAACTAGCACCTTGGCGTAATGAAATTGTATTGTAACCTAATGAAATAACAGGTAATTTTGAAGTGCCACGAGGTAAAGTAACTAATTTATAACGCATTATTTGAGCTTCATCAGGAAATGCTTCTAACATAGGCATAGCTTCAATAGCTTCACCATAAAATGCTGATCCAGACGGGTGAGTAGGATTGTATAGAGTATAATCGATTTCATCATCAGCTAATGAAAATTGGGTAATTTGGAAAGAACCGTCATTTCTAGCTAGTAACTCACGTCCCTTTTTAGTTAATATAGCATCTACGGTTACGGTAGTGTTATTTAAAATTGCCATAGTTTATCTGTTATTTTCGTATAAATATATATATTTTATAATTTTTTTAATTAAAATGTACCCCCACCATTAGTTGTTCCTAAATCAATTAATTTTTGTTTTACTTCTTTAGTTATAACATCTATATTAGCTAATACACTAGGATGAAGATTATTAGGAATAATAAATCCTAAAGATGTATCTCCTGGTTTTTTGTCAAATGTTAATATTAAATTAGTTTCATCATTTACTTTACTTAATATTAAAAATTTAGTTATATCAGTTTCATTGTATGCTGGTTTATTCAAATTGCTAGGTAATTCTGATGATAGGGTTAGGTTGAGTTTCTTTGATGTTGAATCCGTAAAAACATTTGATATAGTAGATTCAAAATATCCTCCATTATAGTATATAAGTATAACATCTCCAAATTTTGGGCTAAAATTATACTCAACTTCACCATAAGTATTATATAAATTATTTTTAGTTATAGGAGCACTTCCACTAGGCATAAATAAATAATCTTTAAAATAACTTAAAGAACTATTAAATATTAAATTATTATTTAATGAACCCGATATAAATGGAGCTGGTGCATTATTAAAAGAAGATGTAGCAAATGGATTATTTCCTACTTGATATTCAGCTAATTCATTGGAGAAAAATCCTCTTTCTGGATTAGAAGTATAAGGTTTTATAGATGCGGTAAAATTATTAGTATTAAATCCTCCACTTCCTGTTATAAACTCATAACTGATTTTATCACCTACTGCAAATGGAGTATAATTGGTACTTACATTGAAAATTAAAGTATCTGATAATTTACTAGTAGGTGCATCATACACCTCAGCATTAAAATATTGATATGTTGATTCACACCCTGGAGATAAATTTGAGGGGTTAAAAATTCCATAATAATCTTCATCAGTCATATATAATGTAATAGGATTAATAAGATCACATCCTGGACTGTTAATATTTTCAGCTGCTGAAATTAAAACTAGTTGAGTACCTGGGGCTAATACGGTAGGGGATAAAGTTCCATTTGTATTGTAAATCTTAGTTTCTACATCTATAAACAAAAAAGTAGGAGAAAAATCTACTTGGAAATATTTGTAATTTGTATATTTAATTGTTGATTTACCTGATGCTATAAATTTTGTTTCAGTAGCTATTGGATTTTGGGTCCCACCAACTTTATTAATATTAAATGTAAATGATCCTGAAAGATTAATTGATGGGAATGAAACTTCAACATCAAATTTAGCATTAAATCTTTGATTACTAGTTTCTTGAATACTATAAGTTGAGAATGTATTTAAATTATTATTATCTACTTTATAAAAAATATTACCATCATTAAATGTAGTATCAAATGTATCTGTAAGGTTTTGAAAAATTTTATGTATTTTATCACCATTAGTAATAGGATATTTTAAAGTACTATCACCATATATAAATCCTCCAGAATTCTTTATTTTAAATAATTTAGATTTAGTATCTCCAGTATAGTTAAAATATAATTTTGAATCTGAACTACTAGCATACATTATAGGGAAGTATGAATAGCCACTATCGTATATAGGTTTAGAACCATCTGTGGATTTTTGGGATTGATTAGTTGTAGTAGAATTTCTAGAGCTATCAAATTGAGATACGGTTAAAGATTCTCCAGCTTTAAAAATATTTTGTACTTCATTCCAATTTTTATTCTTTTTATTTAATTCTGTTAAATTTCCATTTTCATCAACGAGATATTTTATAAAAACATTATTTCTAAAAGGGAAATTAAAATATGCATTATTACTAATTTGATAAAATAAACCTAATTTTCTAGTATTATGTTCAATAACAGCCGTCTTACCATAAGAAGAATCCCCAGGATAAGTACCAGATGCTGAGCTATATGTATTAAGTTTTAAACTTGATGCTTTAGTTCCATCATAACGTGAATTTTGAAATCCTCTTAATGATAAATTACTTTCTTGTAATTCAGCATCTGATGTATATTCATTGAACGAACTTGATAAAAAAACATTATTATTTAAAGTAACATAAATTTTTTCAAGTTTTTTCCTTGAATTAGATAATACACTTGAAGAAACATTGTTTAAAGTTACATTAAAATCAGTATGATTAAATTCATTTATGTTAATTGAATTTGTTGGATGAAGATATGGGTTAGGATTTGAATTTTCAAATGTATCATTTATATTAATATATGAACCTGTAAATTCACCAGTATAAAATGATGATTTACTACCTGTTACTTTATTATAATAGTATGTTTTATCTTCTGTAATGGTTGGTCCACTATATTTAGCATCATATGTTGTTTCTTTTGTTACTTTAGGATGATATACTGGTACTTTATTACGTTCTAAAACTGGTGATTTAATTGTTATACCTGTTAAAGCATTTGTTCTGGCAGGAACAAAATCTTTTAACATCTTAAATAAACTATTATCAAAATATTTTACTAATTCAATAAATCCTTTATAATCTAGACGTTTTGCACTACCAGATATAGCGGAGCTAGCAGAAGTAAAATAGTTCTGTTGGTTTATTAAGTCATCATATGATGATGAAGCCATTAATCTAGGATCTCCTATATATTCATCTAGTGAAAATGTAGGATAAGTTACTGCAACTGATGCTGATATTCTAGAATTTAGTTCTGTTTGAGGGCTAAATGATAAGTCAACAAAATGTAAATCTGTTGATGTAAAATCTGATGAAGATGTAGATGGTTGTTGTAATGATATAAATGGGGATAAAACACTACCCGTTATAGTATTATTTTGGATTGTTATTTTATCGTTATCATATCCTTTTAATTGGTTTTTCTTTGTAGAACCACCAAATTCATTTGGAGAAAATATACTACTAGTAACACCGAATGTAGTTATTAATTCTTGTAAACCAGTTGATGTACCCTTTGTTTTAGATAATAAAGGTATATTATGGTATATTCTTTTAAATGTTTCAGCTAATAAATCTTTTTTAGGTACGTTATTTAAATAACTACTTGTTACTGAAAAGTCATCTGTAAATAATGTACTTCCATTATTTGATCCTCCAATATAGTCTTCAAAGTCATTATCTCCTTTACTGTTATATAATTTAACACCTAATGAACGTAAAGCATCATATACTATATCTTTAGATACACCTTTTTCAAGATTATTATCAGCATTATATAATTCATTAATTGATGTAATGTAAATCCATATATTATCAAAATAATGACCAATCATATCAGTAAAATCATAATATGGCTGATAATTTAATGGATCATTCTTTACATAAGCTGGAGCGATATTATATAAATGATCTAAATTATTTTCATCATATGATAATGCTGATGAAGTATAATTAGTATACCAAGTAGATGCACTAGGAGAGGATAATATGACATAACCACTAGAAATAGCATTATTAAAAGTTAAAGATAAAGTATTAGTTCCTATAACAGAAGATTGAGTTGTTAATAACTGCCCAGATCCTGAATATATGGCTATTACTGTTGGGGTTTCATTTAAACTATGAGTGAAATTCCATATGGATGATGTTGTTAGTTGATAAAATCGTTTGTTAATGAATTTATTTTTATATGGTTTAATATTATTAGTTTTAGGCCAAGTATATGAACTTGATTCAAAATATAAATAATTTTCAAATCCATCAAAATTTTTAGTAATATTATCTATTTTTAACTTAATAGACGCTGTTTCTTCATTTTTTAATATAGAATTAGATAATAATAAAGTACTAATATCAGTATCATAACTTTCAATTTGATTTATTTTATTAAAAAATATTTCTAAACGTTTTTTAGCTGAGCTAAAATGGATGAAATTTTCAAATGAAGTATAATCTATATTTAAATCATATGAGTTATCATTCATATAATTTAATACTTGACGATAAGATGAACCAGTCAACGAAGATACTAATGATGAATAATTTTCATACTTAGTTCCTAAATTCTGTTTTATATCTATATCAATATCAAAATTTGGACCTTTTAATTGAGGAGTAGGGGCAGGAATTATTGAGGTGTCTAAGTTTATATTAAAGACATAAGGTTCAATAATTTCTTCTGTTACCCATGCTGTTGATTTTAAATCAACATTTAACGGTAAAGGTTCATATAATTTTAATAATATACTAGGAGTTTGAGAGTTTTCATCTATTATAGCATTAACTATTAATATTTGAGTATTATTAGATTGGTTTAATAAAAATGATTTTTGTTCTACTGAATTGGTTAATGAATCAATTATAGAATTTCCCCTAGTAACTAAATTATCTGATGTTATATCAGCTGAATTAATTCTTATTTCAGTACGATCATCAGATATTTCTTGGATAAATAAATTTATAGAAGGGTCTAATGAAGTGGATTTAAAGAAATTATATTGAGATAAAAACTCACCTGAAATATAATTTAGGGATTGGATATCATTAACAGGATCTATTTCTATTACAGGAATACTTCCATTAGGATTTAAACTAAAATTATTAGCAGATTTGAAATTTTTATAATCTAAATTAGAATATACTAAATTTTGATTCAGATCATATATAAATAATTCTATATAATCTTTACTATACCCAAACGTTTGATTAATGGTTTGAGTATTTAAAAGATTTTGGTCTTCATTTTTTATTCTAGATATTCTTTGAATATCATTTATATTCCCTATAATTTTAATATTATCGGCCATTATTTTTTATTTAAATCTAATAATGTTTTATTAGCATCTAATAACTCACTTCTTAATGTTGTAATTTCATTTAATAAAGCTTGAACATCATTTTCTTCGCTTAGTTTAATTCCTAAAAACTCAGCAGTTTTATTTAAAATGTATTTATGAGATTCTATATCTCCTTCTTTAGGGATTTGAAAAAATAAATCTTCATATATTTGAAAAAAATCACTCAACGTGATATCTCCTTGAGATTGTTGAGTTCCTACTAATTGTTTGAATCTAGTATCAACTACTTTTTCAAAGTTGTTTTTTCCAAAAACATTTTTATCAAAAGATATTTGAGTCATTATCTTATTACTTTGAAATAATTATTATCTTCATGTACTATTGTACTTCCACTTATTATAGATTTAATTATTATACTGTAGTATCTTTCAGGTTGTAGACCGTTTATATATAAATCAAAATAATTACCAGTTAAATCAGCTGATAATTTGGTAAAAGTAGTATCAAAATCAATTATAAATTCTTCAGTTTTAATATCTTTAATAGCATAATATGAAGAAGTTGGTAATAATTTATTATTTAAGTATAATGAAGATGTTTGAAACGTTCTAGTTGGAAATTTATCTCTTACATTTACTCTAAAACGATTAACTGAATCTTCTTGGAATTCACCTTTATTATTTGATAAAGAGATTAATACTTTATCTGATTGGATTGTAGATAAAGAACCAGTAGAATAAGAAAAATCATTCCATCTAAATTCTAAACATGGAGGGTAAATTGTATGAGTATCAGTAGAAAAATACTTAAGTTCAAATGTAGAACTAGTTGAAAATTCTAAAGAGCTAGAATGTTTAATAATAAATCCATTTTGATAATAACTAGAACTAATAGCATTAGTTACATCTAATTCAATATCTTTATTAGTTATATAATTAAAAGATTGAGTAGCAACTAAATTACTTCCAGTCCACCAACTACCACCTCCAATGTTATTTCCATTGTATGAACTGGTAGAATTTGCAATATATGAATTAAATAAACTTCCACTTAAAATATCTCTATATTTCCAACTCACACCATTTGTAGTTGAAGGTACATTAGCAGCACGTCCTATTCCCATATCCCAAGAACCTGATATTGGATGACAATATAAAGTATAATCTAGTGGAATTTCAGATGCATTTGCTAAATATAATTTTAAATATGCTTTGTAATTTAAAGAAGATATTTTATTAGTTAATAAATCTGATATTTCTGTATTAGAAAATGCTAGTAATGCTCTAGAAACTTCCCCTGTACTTTCAATAGATTCATATAAACTTATGTCTAATATTTCATCTAATCCAGCATTTTTAGTTGGATAGTATGAATATATAGAAGCGTCTTTTGTGGGGAAAATTTTATATACTGCCATGTTTAATATGTAATTATTCTACCGTTTATATCATTATCTGGAAAACGAATTTCAAATATACTAGGATCTATTGATGGATATACAATATTATTCCTAGTAGCTGAAGTGATGTCATATCCATATGGAGAATAGTCTCCTCCTTGCTTATTTGTAATTTCTATCTTATGGACTGATCTAACGCCAGGTACCTTTAATAAAAGCGCATTAATCTCGGATATAATCACCGGTTGATTTATTTGCCATGAGTCTATGTTAAAATAATCTTTTATTTGAGATATGCAATTAGATAATAATTCTTTATTATTATAGCTTGGATCAGCATTAATTTCAAAATCAACTCCTATATTAATATAAAATGCGTTTTTAATGTTTATAGCATCAGTAATCATTCTATATTGATTAAGATATGTTTTTAAATTATTTTTTAATGTATTATTAGCACTTATTAACTTTTTTGTTGAATTATATCCTAAAACATATAGGTCTAAACTCAATGGATTACTATTTAATAAATTACCTGTTGAATTAAATATCTCTTGTGTGATATATGCTTTTGCTATATTACCATATTGAGGAGGTAAACTTAAAGTCCTAATTATATAATCTTCTTTAGTTACAGCTCTATTTTGCGCAGTATATGCACTTAATGTATTTAAACGAATTTCTTCTACTGTATCCCCTCCTCTACCCCCAGTAGCTGGGGATGGGTTATTAACTAATAAATTACTAATTATTAAGGTTTTTATTCCAGCATCAGAAGGGCTATATTTAAACCATCCTGAAGACAGTGTAGTATCTAATGTAGTTAATGAATTTGCAGGAATATTTGCTTCTATACCACCACCAACTAAATATTTTATATTTAAATTAGTAGAAGGAGCTATACCGTAGCTTTTAGTATAAAAAATAGAAGCTTTATTATAATCATCTGCAGTATCAGCTATGCTAGGTATTAATCCTAAATTAATATTATTCGGAGTAGGAATAATATTTGTATCCGTTTTATTAGAAACTCCAGCCCCAAATTGTAATTCAACTGAACCTGAATTTTTTATTCTAGTAACAAATCGTTTTGGGACTTGTTGGAGATTCATTAAATAGTTAATTCCATCACTCCCTGATGTTGGGTTTAATGATCCTGAAAATATAATATTTTGAGCTAGATAAGGAACTTCATACCATTTATCACCATCACTACCTGTAACAGCTAATATCTGAATTATATTATTATCACTTATTGTAACTGAGTTGAATTTTGTAGGAGAATTAAATGGTGCTGTGTACTCTTTTATTTCCGCAGATATTACGGGTGCCGATTTTTTTATTAAAAAATAATTAGCATTATAATAAGTTATTTCAGCGGATGAGGTGTATGAAAAATCAATATCTTCTGTAGTAATAAATTTAGAAAAATCGGTATTACTAGTTACTGTAGTGTTAGCAGGGATTAAAAGAGAATATGATAAATCTGGGGACCCACCTACTGAAGGAATTAATTGGTAAACATCAATATTTGTAGTTGATGCATATGATGATTTTGGTCTATAACCAAATGAATAAGCTAAATTATATAAGCTTTCCTTTTCTTTAGCTAAATTTAAAAAGTTTTCTTGAATTTGGGAATCAATATAAAACGAAGAAACATCACCAACATATGATGCCATTTCAATAAACATACTTCCTGGGGATGCATCTGAAAAATCATTATATGTTTCTGGAAAATATGTTTTAGCAAATTCTTGAAGAGATGCTTTAAAATCACTAAATGATTTATTTACATATTTAATATTTTTATCTTCGTTTATCATTGTAATGTTGAAAAGTCAATTATAATATTATCCGTTGTTCCTGAAAGTTTTAACTGATAAATAACATTAACATATATTGTATTTTCATCAGTATCTGGTGTTATTTCTATATTAGTTATGGTAATTTCAGGAATATAAGTAGATACACTAGTTACTATTTGATTTTCAATTTTTACTAATGTATCATTATTTATGGGTTCAAATAATAATCGAGGCAAATCAGCACCAAATTGAGGATTTAATACTCTTTCTCCTTTATACGTTAATAAAAGATTAATTAAATTAGATTTAATTTGATCTTTAGTAGAAAATGTACTTTTAAAAACCCCACCCCCATTAAAAGGAATAGATACCCCTATAGCTTTATTTTTGTCTAAATCCCTAGGATCTATTCTTACTACTTGAGGTATTGGCATAATTACTCGTTATATTGTCTCATTGCAGCTAAATCTTGGGAAGTCATAGTAGAAGCTGTTTCAGCTATAATATCTAAATATGGATTTCCGGTTGATTGAACTTTTGATTTTAAATTAGGTTGAGATGGAGGTGTCAAACCCATACTAGCTGCTAGGTTTTGTCTATACGCTACCATATCAACATCCTGAGTTGTAAAACTCATTGTTCTATTTTCTTGTATTTGAGTAGGATTTGTTTGTGACAGTTCTTCTCTTAGAACTTCACGAACAGCTTCTTTAATAAGTTTTTTGAATACGTCTACTTTCATGATTATAAATATTAAGCTACGAGACCCTTTTGGTCTATTTGTAATTTTAATTCTTCAATTAATACGTCTGGTTCTAAAGTGAATGATGATGAACTTTGTAATATATCATTTCCATCTTTATTAACTGCGGTTGCATATCTGCGTTTATTTCCTTTAACAACAAAATTTGGATTATTTTCTTCTTTTATAAAAAATTTAAATCCTTTATAATCATACCCACTTAAATAACCTAACCCTTGAGAAGAAGATAATAATAAATCGTTTAAATCATTAATCGATAAATTATCTAGATTTTGTTCTAATATATTACCTACTTGATTTAATCTACTTTCTTGGTATTCTAAATCATCTATTAATTTAGAAACAACACTACTTAAAACAGAAACGATAGATAAAGATGAATCTATAATATCTTGTAATTTTCTAGTTTTATCACTTATTGTTGTAATCGTGCCTAAAGGAACACCAACCCCAGGAGGAACAGCTGATGGGATAGGATTTAATTTAAAGAAAGTAACAATAGGGGTAATTAAAGGAGCTAATAAATTTAAAATATCTATTACTTGTTGGATTGTAATAAGACGTTTTCTATTAGCTGATATTACTACTAATGCATTATTTCTAAATAATTTAGCTTTTTCAATATCTTGTTTTGTAGTAGCATTTTCAATTATAGTAATAGTATCATCAACTAAAGTTTCTATTTTTTTATTACCAATAGCTATATTTGATATAATTACATTAGCAAATGAGCATATAAATCCTATTATTTCTGTTGGTTTAGGTCTATTTGCTTTATCTTTGTTAGAAGTCTTTTCAGCTTGACGTTGTTTTAATTTTCGTTGAGATACTTCTCTATAAGTTTTAGCTAATAATTCATTATATGATGATTTTAATTGATCTCTATCTTCTTTTAAAATTTCAAGTCTATCATTATATATTTTTTCTCTAGCATCATATATTTTATTTACTTCTTTTAATATACCTTTTAATTGTTCATTATCAATTTCTTCTTTTTCAAATCTTTTATTATAAAATTTTATAGCTTGATCACGATCGATTTCAAGACCCTTTAATAAAAGTCTAGTTGCTACTTCTTCTTTTATAATAGCTTCTCCCCTTTCATATCCTGATTGGGTAGCTATTATTATTTGATTTAAATTATTTATAGTTTTACCAACACGCTCTAATCCACTTTGAATTAAACCTCCAACTTTTTTAGTTGATTTTACAACTTTTGAATTTCCTAGAGCCATTATATTGTATATACTTTTTTAGATTTAATGCCTTCTAATTGTTTAATTATAGCATCCATAGAACCTTCTAATGAACTAGCAGGAGCTGAAATTGATAGTAATGGGCGAGATGAATTATCAATAGCATTATTTAATGCTGAGGAGAATGTTTTTAAGTTAGTTAATAAATCGTTAAGTAAGGTTATAGTTTTATCACCCAATAATACAGGTTCTGTTGGAAGTTTTCCATTATTGCTATTTAATCCTAAAAATACATATTGTCCACCATTTATTAATACATTTTGGGCCGCAGATATAAAGGTTGTATTTTTTGACGATATACTTGTATTTGTTTTAGAGTATAATAATATTTCGTCTTTATTTGAATTAATTAATATACGATTTGCACTTAATATAACTTGAGAATCATAATATTTTTCAGGAAATTGTGAAGTAAATAAAGGATTAACTATATTATTATCTATCTGAATAGGAATAGCTTGGGTTGAAGTTAAATACAGTGATGATTTATCATTATTTATATCTTCAACATATGGTTTTCCTTTTAATTCTGGAGAGGGATTATATC